GACAAGGCCGAGCAAGCCGAGCACCCCTCATTACTAAGGTCAAGCTCGCCCGCGAGTTTAGAAAGCTCCACACAGAAGGTTTAGCCCATGGGGATATTCACTCAGGCAACATAATGGCGAGCGCTGTCAGCAAGAAACCCGCGCTAATCGACTTCGGTTACGCCACTAACTTGGACTCTTATCACCCAGGTCACGGACGCAGCGGCATTAAGAACCTGATGGTTGATCTTAATCGCCTACCTGAGTTCCTCGGGCTACCCGGTAACGGTAAGGAGTTCCGCGCGCGCTACAAGGGAGTCCTCGACAACATCGAAACCCAAGCCACCAACTGGGATATGGGTGTCCAACGCAGCAAGTCTTGGGATCGCTTCGAGCTCGGTGTTAAGCGGTACCACGACGCCCTCGAGAGCGAACTGCTTGGGCAAGAGGGATTCAAACTACCCCGCTCCCGCTTCATCAGCGGCGCCGACCAACCCCGCATCCCCGGCCTGACACGCGGCATCCTGACCGCCAACGTCAACACTGCCCAGCGCGAAGTTGCGGAGTTGTTGCTGGCCCGCGGGGACCGCCCCAGTTTCCTCAACCCAATGGCTAAGGGCCTGGGGATCAAGCCAGCGAGCTTACAGAGAGCCCTTCAACCTGAGCGCGATGCCCGCTTAGCTAAACAGCGCCGCCAACCATACGGCACTCCTATCCCGGTTCCGCCGCCCACTTCAGCAGCCCCCAAAGCCCCAGCGCCCAAATCTTTCGTACAAAAGTTCAATTCAGGTGGGGTGCTGCGTTGGGTAACCAAAGCTCCCGCGGCCCCTAAAGCCCCACGGGCGCCACTCGGCAGCTTGTCCGCGCGGGCGCAAAACATCCTGGATCGTTCCGGCAACGAAGACATGAGTATGGAGGCCGCTATGCGCTTAGCTCGCGCCGAACAGCGCGGTGTTAGCTCTTGGAAAGATTGATCACATTCACCTCAAACATTCGCCAGCAATATCGCCAACGGCACACTATACAAGTCCGAAACAGCAATAAGTTTAGACAAGGCCATCTCCACCTCACCACTCTCGAACCGCGAATACGCTGCCTGGCTAATCCCCAGCTTGTCAGCAACAAACGCCTGCGAATACCCGCTACTTTCTCTCAGCCCCTTAATACGCCTACAAAGCGTGAGCTGCCTGTAAATCGCCATCCACTTATACGCTGACCGTTTAAGCCTACATATCCGCTGCTCCGCTTGCTCACTTCACCCTAATCCCTAACATAAAGCGAGCACATGAAGTAACATTCCTGCATGGACTCCTCAGTTCTGCGATACGACTTCGCGCCGATCACAGGCAGCGAAACCACACCCGAGGGCTACCTCCGGGTTTGGTGCCGCGCTGCCCGCACCGGCACTCAGCTTTATCGCCGTGCTGATGGTTCTCAAACTCGCGAATACCGCCCTCCCGAAGAGGTCAGTAGTCCCGAATCCCTCTCCACGTTCGGCATGAAACCCGCAACGTGGGGCCATCCCCCCGTTCTTCTCGACGCCGCCAACACGAAGCAGTTCCAGGTCGGCTACTCCGGTAGCCAGGTCCGGTACAACGACGGCTTCGTCGAGGTCGCCCTTGTCGTAACTGACCAGGACGCCATCGAGAAGATCAAGCGCAAGGACGCCACCGAGGTGTCCGCCGGCTACAAAGTCGACTTCGACCCCACCCCCGGCTTCACCCCCGAGGGCGAGGAGTACGCCGGCATCCAGCGCAACATCCGGGTGAACCACATCGCCATTGTCCCCCGCGGCCGGGCTGGCCCGGAGGTACGACTCTTGCTCGATCGCATGGATGCAGCCGACGCTGTAGCCGAGTCTTCCGAGCACGAAATGGCGCCCCAGTCCAGTTCAACTGCATCTCCCGTTATGGCAACCGTCAAACTCGACGGCCTGGAGATCGATCTGCCCGCAGAAGCAGCCAGCGCGGTCCAGTCCTTTTCCCGGGACATGGGGCGCCAACTGCAAGCTCTCACCACCGAGCGCGACGAGCTTGCCACCAAGCTCGACTCTCTGCAGGCCGACTTCGACAACCTGGCCTACGAAAAGGAGGCCGCTGAAGGCCGCGCCGATGCTCTCGAAGAGCAACTGGCCGCCCCCAGCGACACCCGCATCGACACAGCCGAGCTCGACCAACTGGTCGCCGCCCGCCTGGCCACGCTCCAACGCCTCGCCCCCGCCTTTGCTGAGGACTTCAAGTTCGACGGCATCGACGACAGCACCCTCTACGTCCAGGCTTTCGAAAACCTGACCGGTTCTGCCCCCCGCGAAGACGCCGAACCCGCCTACATCCAAGGCGTGGTTGAAGGCGTACTCGCTGCCCGGGCCGACGCCGACGACGAAGAAGGCGAAGACGCCCCCGAAGGTGACGAACCCGAGGACGGCGACGAAACCCACGAGGACGCCGCTGACGACCGCACCGACAGCACCGTCGCCCTTCGCGACGCGCTGAAGAGTGCCGGCCGCTCCGCTTCCACCGACTCCGTCTCTGCTTACCGCAGCAAGACGGCCGAAGCCTGGAAGCGTCCCCTCACCGCCACCAAGTAAGGAGTACCTTCCATGGCCGTTTCTTTCACCCCCACCACCGTCAGCAATCCCGCTGGCGCCCAAGGCAGCTACCCCCTGGAGCTGACCGTTGGTCACGAAGGCATGATTGCCGACCTGCAGGGCTACGTGTCCCGCAGCTACTACAACCAGTCCGACGTCGCGATCCCCTTCGGCTCGCTCGTCGCCACTGACAACTCCCCCTCGAGCAACGACCCCTTCGCTGTTCTGCTGGCCCCCAGCGGTACCGCAGTAGTGGGCCTCGCCGTCGACAGCCTCACCTTCGAGGGCGTCGGTGGCAGCTCTGCCTACACCCCCAACCCCACCAACATCATTGGTGATGGTTCACTCCGCGTGGGTTACCCCAACGGACAAGCCATGAACGTCGTCTCCAAAGGCGTCGTTTGGGTGTACAGCACGGCCGCCATCGCCCTCGGTGACGCTGTGCGCTTCTTTGGTGTTGATCACTCGGCCACCGTCACCGGTGCCTATGTGGGTCGCTTCACCAAAACCGCAGTAGCCAACAAAACGTTCGCCATGACTGGTGGCGTGCGCTGGCTGTCTGAAACCTCCGCCGCCGGGCTGGTTCTCCTGGAGATTGACATCCCTGGGATTACCTTCACCGCCGACGTCTGATCACGGAGCCAATCCCCATGACCAACGAAATCCGTAACGACACCGTCGGCATCTTCCTAGCCCGCGAGCTGGAGACCATCCTTGCTCGCGCCTTCGAGGTCGAGTATGCCGACATCAAGTACAGCACCGTCATTCCCGTCTCCTCCGAGGTCGGAACCGGCGCTGATTCCTTCACCTACCGAGTCTTCGACAAGCAAGGCTCTATGAAGGTGATCGGCGACAAAGCCCAAGACCTGCCCCGCGCTGACGTGCTCCGCAAGGAAGTCACCCACCCGGTCCGCAGCCTCGGCGCTTCGTTCGCCTACACCGTCCAGGAAACCCGTGCCGCCGCCATGGTGCCCGGCATGAACCTCGAGCAGCGCCGGGCTAACGCCGTGCGCCGCGCCTACGAGGAGAAAGTGCAGGAGATCGCCTACTTCGGCGATACCCCCTCCGGCATGAAGGGTTTCTTCAACAACAACCAGGTGGACAAGCTGGTGCCGGACCACTGGTTCGACACCGCGGACATCACAACCGACGAGATGCTGCAACTGCTCAACGAGCCCGCTACGCGGATCGTGCAGAACAGCAACATGAAGGAGATGCCCAACACGATGCTGGTGCCTTACAACGCCTACCGCATCATCTCCACCACCCCGCGCAGCACCACCTCCGACACCACGGTGATGGAGTTCTTCCTGCGCACCAACCCGATGATCACCGCCATCGAGCCCATCAACGAGCTCGAGGCCTCCAAGTCCGGCGGCGCCCTGTCGAAGGACCGGGTCATCTGCTACGACCGCAGCCCCGACAAGCTGCAGCTCCACGTCCCCCAGCCGCTCGAGTTCCTGCCGCCCCTGCGTCAGTCCCTTGAGTTCTCCGTTGCCGCCCACGCGCGCATCGGCGGCCTCGCGCTCTACTACCCCAAGAGCGCCATCGTGCTCGAGAAGGCCTGATTCAGGCCCTCAGCATCGCGTTTGTTCTGTTGGCTCTTTCGCTTTTCTGATCATGATCCTCGTTTACCGCCCCGAACTCGAAAGTCCTCCCATGGACAAAGAGTGCACGATTGGTTTCTCCTTCGTGCAATCCAAGGGGCAGCCCGAAAACATCCAAGTGGAGTCCGGTGTAAACCGCGACTTCCCCGAGGACGTCTGGGAGAAGATCCAGGATTACGACGTCGTCAAGAACATGCTCAAAGTCGGTGCCCTGCGCATCGAGACCGAGCAGAACCTTGTTCAAGATCTGCCCTCGGCCGCTGTCGACACCATCGCCGACATGCCAGTCAACCAAGCCATGCGCCTGGTTGAGGACAGCTTCGACATCGCCCAGCTGCAACGCTGGGAGAAAGGCGAACAGCGGATTCGCGTCCGCAACTCCATCAGCAAGCGCATCTCCGCGATCACCGAGGGTAATGGCTGATGACCGTTCCCACCTCTGTTGAGTTTCTCAACCGCTTCCCCGAGTTCGGCGAGCTTTCGCTCTCCGTAATCGATCGGTGTCTCGCAGAGGCTGGCCGGGTAACTGCTTCCTCCGTGTGGCGTACAACCCACACCGAGGCCGTCAGCTACTTGACCGCACACATACTCTCCACCCGCGTAATGCAGGTGGGCCTCCAAGTCGGCGCTCAGTCTGGCCAGCCCTTGGGCACCGGACCGGACGCCAGCCTCTACGGCCAGGAGTATGAGCGGCTCAAAGGCACCCTGCCCATCTCAGGTTTCGCGCTGTAACCATGGCCATCCCTGCCTCGACTATCCGCAACTACGCCCCCTGGGGCAATGCACAGCTGTCATTCGAGGTTGGCGGCCCTGTACTCAGCACCGATCCCACGACCGGTAACCAAGTGCAGACCATCGAGTGCGTCGAATACCTGGCCGCGCTGAACATCCAGGCCCCCGCCTGGAACGGCCAACCAGGTGTCGACAACTCGACCTACGCCTGCACCGGTCGCCTGCTCAACCCGCCCCGCCTAGATCCTCGGATCACCAACGGCAGCCAGGCGGAAGCCATCATCAACGGATACCACGGCCGTTTCGAGGTCGTTTTCGACCTTGCGATGGACACCGCGGTCTACCGCGACATCCGTCAGTCCCTCCAAGGCACATTCCGCGTCGTTGGAGGACCGATCGATGGCTAACCGCCCCCTCGACGCTCAACTCAAAGCCGCTACCGCGAAAGCGACCCAGCAGCTCTCCCGTTGGCTCGACACCCGCTTCACCGCGGAAATCTCCGCACCCAAATGGGAATACCCCACCCCACCACAGGTGCGCGACATCGTGGACACCGGCCGCCTCCGCGCCAGCCAGACACGCACCGTCAACTCTGACGGCTCCGTGACCTTCACCTGGCCTGTCGAATACGCAGCCCAAGTCCACGAGGGCGGAGTAAGCCCCACCGGCCTCCGCTTCCCCGGCCGCCCCTGGACAAAGGTCCCCCTCGAGGAGGCCCCCGCCCAGTTCGACCGTTTCCTGCGCACCGCGCTAAGCGCTGAGCAGCGATGACGATCTCCACCGCCTGCCCCAGTGTCCTCTCCCTGAGGACCACCATCGAGCGCTACATCCTCGACCTTTACCTGGCCGACGGTGTAACCCTCCGCCCCGAGGCCGATTGGCCCGGGTACTACAGCCTGCCCGCCGGCAACCGCATCCCCGCGGTCTACGTCGTCGGCGCAGCCATGGTGCCATCCGACTGGGCAGTCACCGGCATCGAGTGCACCCTCACCGATGTCCCCGAGATCGCCTCCCCCGGCTCCGTTGGAGCCATCCTGTCCTACGAGCGCTGGTCCGTTCGTTTCACGAACTACGGCGCCCACAAGGGCACAACCATGGGCACCACGCTGCTGGACATCAGCCGCCGTCTTGCCCGTGCATTCCCCCGGGACAATGTCACGTACATGTCTCGGACCGAGGCCACCTACGAGGCCTTGACAGTGTCCATCCTGGGCGCTGTTTTGAACCCCCCGATCCCCTAAGGAGTCCCCACCATGGCTGACTACGCCATCGGGCTGTCGTTCCACAAGGCTCACCGGACCCTCGTCCGCGCCGTGGATCTGACCCCGCCCTGCCGCTACTTTGCAACCCGCGACACCGCGGGCCTGATCACGCTGCCCACCCTCGACACTGGCGCTCGCTACGTCGAGATGCAGGGCATCACCAACACCACCTTTGCCATCAACGACAACAACCAGGAGTTCCGCCTCCTGGGTGATAACGGCTGGATGGACAGTGTCATCACCGGTTCTTCGGTGCAGGCCTCGGTGACCGCGTACTTCCTGAAGAACGCCGAAATCCCCGCCGGCCAAAACTGCCCTCAGTTCCGCGGCGACTACGAAGAGGGCTTCGCCCTCATCGAGAAAGCCCGCTACAACAAGGACTTCGAGATCTACATCGAGTTCCTGAAAGAGCTGGGCCAAGCCGAAGGCACCACCGGCGACTACATCTACGACTTCACCGGCTTCAACGCCGTTGTCTCCAACTACAACGAGAACATCACAGCTGAAGGCCTCACCGAGGTCTCCTTCGACCTGATGTCCCGCAGCCGTCCGGTCTTCGGTCGCTATGACGCTGGTTCCACCCCGCTGTCCTTCGGCGGCGTCCAAACCAGCCTCTTGTTCACGGATCGCACCACCGGCACCCGCCGGTTCGCTACCGTCCCTGCTGCCAACGCTTCCGCGATTGTAGTAAGTGCCGACCTGACCGTCACTTACACCAGCGACGGCACCGCCGCCCTGACCCAGCTATCCCTGGGCCAAACCGACGGAGGGGGCTTCCGCCTCGAGGTCGCCGACACCGGCGTCCTCGTACCCGCCACAGTCACGCTGGCCACCAACGTGGTGACCATCAACCCGACCGCCAGCTTGACCGCCGCCACCATCTACCGCCTCCGTGTCGCCGACGGCGCCATCAAACAGGCAATCGATGGCAGCGGCGCCGCATCGGCCTCGGGTGTGCGCACCTCGCTGGAGGGCTTCGAGACCGTCTTCCGTACGGCCTAAGGGTCAGACTGAGAACGAGCCAACACTCATTTCGCCCCGCACCTGCGGGGTTTTTTCTTACCTATGCAACACGATCTGTTGATGGACGCCGCCCACACGGTATTCGCAGTCAACTGCGTTGTAGAAGACACCACCCTTCACTGTGGTGCCTTGTACATGGAACCCCTGATCCCGTTCAAGTCTATACGCCTAGCGTATGAAGCTGCTAGTGTAATGGTTGACCTACCCGATGAGCTGCTGAATCAACCCGAGCCCTTCCGGTTCTGGTCAATCGAGCTCCCCCTTGCTGATGGCTAACTACGCGTCTTTACTTTTCGCCCCCGAGGAGTACCACCAAATCGGGCCCTTCCGCTTCCCCATTTACCACGACCTGGTACCGGGCGAAGCCAAAGGCATCGAGACCATCGGACGCAAACAGTCCAAATCGACCTTCCGCTCCATCAAGCTGGCACAGCGCATCGCCAAGGACAAGGAGATCACCACCAAGGAGGCCGTCGACCTCCTGAGCACCTCTGAAAACTCCGACCTCCTCTACGACTACGCCACCGAGCTCGAAGATCTACAACGCGAATCCGTCGGCGCCGTCGAGCAGCAAATCGCCCTGGTGACGCTGTTCATGCGCTACCGCGCCGAAGCCAAGCTGCCCAAAACCAAGGACTGGCAAAAGCTGAGTGACTGGACCGAAGAGGACACCGAGGCCATCCCCACCAAGCTCATGGAGGAAATCTTCCAGCTCATCACCTGGGAACGTGACGGCTGGCCGAGCGCGGGGGGAAACGAACCGGAGGCGGAACCGGAGTTCAGCCCACCCCCGAGCAAATCCTGAAGCAAGCGGAGGACACCCTCCGCACCCCCCTAACTGACTGGGACGCCCTGTACTTCCGAGTGCGTGCGTCCTCGGTGGGCGGCGACTTCACGCCCGCGCGCTTCATTCGCACTCCAATTAGTACTATTCGCTGGCTGCTGCGCCAGATCGACGACGACGAGCGCGGCCGCATGAACCTGGGCAGCCTGAGCACCGCAAAGATGACCGCGATTCTCATTCAGGTCGCGCACGGCTTCTCTGGCTCCAAGCGCTCCGCACCAAAGGTAGCCCCCCGCGACTTTCTCCCCTTCCCCGACTGGAAGCCGAGCACGGCTATCTCCGACGGTCCCTCCGCGCCCACGAAGTTCATCCTCACCGAGCTCGTGCGCACGCGACGCCTGCCGATGCACGTCTATGCGGCGCTCGCTACAGGAGCCGACAGCTAGCCTTAACATACGGATAGCGCATAGCGGGCTGTGTCAGATTTTAAGCTCAAGGTAATAGCGGACACGCAGACTGCTGAGCGCAACCTTAAGCAGGTAGGAGAGGTTGCGGATAAAGCAACAAAAGCACGCAGTTTAGACATAAAAGTACCAAATCTGTTTGAGGTAACAAAGACTTTTCAAACGCTGGAACGTGATGTAAAGAACGCCGCAAATACAATAAACACGTTCTACAAAGTAGGAAAGGCGCTCCCAGGTAGCTTCGGACAAGTAGCGAACAGTATCGAGAACGTAGGCAAAGGCGCAGTCAAAAGTGCAGTAGCGCTAAACAACAACAACACAGCCGCAGAGATATTCAGTAACACCCTAAAAGGCGCCACTGGTGCCGCCGGTAAACTCGTAACAACCCTAGCAAAAGTAGGTTTTGCCACTTTTGCTATTAAAGAAACCGTAGGCGTGTTGCAAGCAGCCTTCAACGGCTTCTTCAACAACACCATCGGCCGCGAGATCAAGCTCCGCGAGACGATCCTCAAGACCCAGACCACTCTCGCCTCCACCAACAAGGTCTTCAAAGATGGCAAAGAGATCACCGATCCTTACCAGAAGATCGTCACCCTCACCGGTGCCGTCCAGAAAAACATCGACTCCATCCGAGAGCGGTCGATCGCGCTAGCGGGCGTCACCTCCGGAGAAGTGATCGAAGTCTTCGGCATCGTTGCCTCTCAAATCGGCCAGATTGGCGGCGGTCTCAAGGAGGCCGAAGACCTTGCCATCAACTTTGCCGCCGCCCTCGGTACGTTTGGCCTACCCATTTACCAGGCTCGGCAGGAGATCGGTTCGCTATTGCGTGGCGATATAGGGCAAGATTCGATCCTCGCCAAGTCACTGAACATTTCGAGCGCGGACATCGCCAAAGCCAAAACGGAAGTAGGCGGTGTTGTTAAGTTTCTTGAAGACCGCCTAGCCGCTTCTGTCGCTGGCCAAAAGATCGCTGCCCAGGGTTTCTCCGGCGTGATGTCAAACATCCGCGACCTCGCGGAGCTCGTCGGCCAGAACTTTGGCCGAGGAATGCTCCAGCCTTTGCTGAACTCATTAACTGCAGTATTCGAAACGCTGTTTCTTATTAAACAACAGATCTTCGATATTGCCTCAAAAGCCGGTGAAACTGTCGGTCGCGTAGGAACACTCGTAGTCGGACTGACAGCCGGCCGCACCGGTGTAGGCAAAGGCGTAGATGCAAGCGCAGCGGCCTCGGCCGCCTCAGGTGTGGCTAACAAGGCCTTCACCGAGATCGAGAGCGTCGCCCAACGCACCGTGGGCGCGATTTCACAGGTCATCGCCGCCCTGCAGCCTACGGCGCTCATCCTTGCGGACGCCTTCCGCAACATAGTGGAGGCTTTTGTACAAATTAAAGTAGGCGCATTTGAGGCATTAGCTTCAGCTTTAGCAAATGTGGCTACAGCTGCTGGTACTGTAGCTCCCGCATTCGCTACCATATTTAACCTCTACGCGCGCTTCTTAAACACGCCAATCGTCAAATACTTTGCCGAGGTCGCCACCGTCCTCGCATTGCTCAAGCGTGCCGGCCTAGACGCAGCTACTTCGCTTCTATTGTTCGGTAAATTTATTATTAGTTCGGTTATTCCTGCTTTAGGCGTTTTTGGCACGGCCGCCGGCGCAGTTGTAGCTGGAATCGCAGCTATTGGGTTAGCCATAGGTAAACTTGTACTTGTGTTAGCTGGTTTAGCCTCTGCACTTGTCACCCCAGCCGCCGCTATTCCCGCAGTAGCAGCAGCATTTCAAGCGTTATCTGCTAGCCTCACAAACGTAGGTAATCAAGCGGTCGGTGCTAATACCAAATTAGCCAGTCTAGGTAAAGGTCTTACTACACTAGGTGCTACGGCGAAAGCCGCGGGTGGCGCAATACTAGCTTCTCTAGGTTGGGTAGTAGCCTTTCAAGTAGGCATTGCTGTAGTTGTTGACGCTGTTGGGCGCTTTCAACGCGCGCAGGAAGACCAAAAAGCCAGCGCCCGCGCGGCTGAAGCTCTCCGCCGCCTCCAAACAACTTACAAAGACGTAGGCGACGCATCCAATAGTGCAACCAAAGCGGCGCGTGACTTTGAGCTAGCTATCGTAAACGCACAATATGACCGCAACATAGGTGCGCTAGAAAAAGTACGCGAAAAAATAAATCAAATTCGTTATGAGCTCAAGCCCGGCATACAAAGCTGGGGAGAGTTTTGGGCAGCAGCATCAGGCGAAGAAATGGGCAAGTTCGAAGCACGTGCGCAAAGCGCACTAACTGCTGGACTAGCCGAAGAAGCAAAACTCAAAGCGCAACTTAGCAGTGTAGATGCGCAGCGCGACCGCAAACTAGGCGAAGAAAATGTCTCCCTCCTCGCCCAAAAGCGCACCGACCTCTCCAAGGAGATTGCCGAGCTTGAGCGCCAACAACAGAACGACCTCTTCCAGCAGCGCCAAACCCTCGCCCAAAAGGAAGTCGAGATCTTCCGCGCTGCCGGCGAGCTCCGCATCTTCCAGATGGAGCAGGCCAACGCCAAGCTCATCGAGGGCGAAGAAGGCGCCTCCCGCACCGCGCTCGAGGCGCTCAACAACTACCTCTCAGTGCGCGAGAACGGCGAGCTAGCCATTGAAGCCGCCAAGAAGGAGATCACCATCGAGGTGGCCAACCTCGAGAAAACCATCGCCGACTACCGCTTCGAGAACGAGAAGAAGATCGCCGAGATCCGCAAGCGCGCCGGCGAGAACGAAAAGGCCATGGATGACGCCCGCCGCCAGGCAGCGGGGCAAGCACCGGTACCGGGCGGTGCCGGTCCACTGAGCCAACTAATCGGAGGCGTAGAAAGCTACGGCGGTGACTATGGGGCGTACAACCGAGGGGGCTCTAACCGCGGCCGCACAGCTCATGGTAGAGGTATAGATCCAAACCTACCCAATATGACTATTGCGGAGATACAGCGTAGGCAGTTAGCTTCCGGTGTACCCGCAAACCAAAAATTACATGCTACTGGCAAGTATCAAATTATAGGCAGTACCTTAAAAAGTTTGATGGCCGGTAACTACGGAGATACCGGGGTTAAGCCTACAGATAAATATACTCCTGAAAATCAAGAAAAACTGTTTGCCGCATTAGCTCGAAACCGCGTTGTACCAGGGAACGAAGCGGCAACAATGAAGGGTCTGCGCCAGGAATGGGTAGGGCTCCAAAACGTATCTGACGCAAAATTAAAAGCCGCCATTCAACCGTTAATGACTGGAGGTGGCGCCCCCGGTGCTGCCCCAGCCGCAGCCCCCACCCCTGCGCTGCAGTCCCTCGACGTCGCCGGGCCCTCGATCAAGGCCTACACCGAGGCCGTCCGCGGTCTCGGTTCCGCCCTCGAGCGCGTTCGCCTGCTGCAGGCCGCCCTCACCAACGCCCAAACCGCGGCGGCATTCGAGGCCATCGCCAAAGCCGCCTTCCCCCAAGCTGCTATCGAGGGCTACGAGGATTCCCTGTACGAAGCCCAACTAACCTATGACGCTATCGCGGCTAGCTCGGCGAATGCCTTTAACCCCGAGCGCTCAGCCATAGCTGTACAAACAAACGTACAGATCACCAGGTCGCAGAAAGAGCTCGAGCAGATCTTGGCCGAAGTTACCAAGCGCCAGAAGGCGGGACAGCTGACAGCGCAAGAAACAGAGAAAATAATAAAAGGACAAACCAACGCTCAAGCCAAGTTCGTCGAAAGATCGCGTGAAGCAGAAGCTATTCAAGCTAAGACGCTAGCTATTAAACAAGCAAGTGACTTGTTGCAGTCCCTTAAAGCAGGCACTAAAGCCATACACGATGACATTGAAGCGATTAAGCGCCGCAACGAACTAACCGTACGGGGTTACGCACCCGAAGTTATCGAGGCAGAGCTAAATAAGCTACAAATAGCTAAAGACATAGCAAAACAAACGGAAACGCTCACCCAACTGCTAACAACCGAGCTCGCGCTGCGCGATGAGCTCCAGCAAAGGCTTGCCACTGCAGCTCCGGCCGATAAAGCAAAACTACAAGCAGACTTAAATGCAGCCCTAGCCCTGATCAAAACGCTGCAAGCACAACTAGCCGGCTTACCCGCCGAAGGCGCGGCGCGCGGATCTGCTGAGGACGCCAAAGCCGCGGCTCTGGGGGACAAAGGCACAATCCAAGACCGGTTAAAGCTAGAAATTAACCGAGTTAAGAAAGAACTAGAAGCACTAACAGATCCAGTCAACATGATCACCAAAGCTGCCGAAGGCATTGGTAGTGCTTTTGCTACATCCTTCAAAGGCGTCATCAGTGGCAGCATGACCGCCAAAGAAGCTCTGGCAAACTTCTTCACCAGCCTGGCCGACATGTTCCTCGAGATGGCCGCGCAAATCATCGCCAAGATGATCACAATGGCCATCTTAAATGCCGTCCTCGGTGTACTACCGGGCAGCGGTGGTGGCGGAGGCGGTGGTGGCGGGGGCGCGGTCACCGGCGATTTTATCAACACGAACGCACTGCGGGGGCTCTCCACGGCCGCCAATGGCGCCACCTTCGCCAACGGCATCGCCACCTTTGCTCGCGGCGGCGTCGTCGGCTCCCCGACGATGTTCAAATTCGCCGACGGCGGTGCCATGCGCACCGGCCTCATGGGCGAGGCCGGCCCCGAGGCAATCATGCCCCTGCAGCGTGGCGCTGACGGCAAACTAGGCGTACTGGCAAGTGGCGGCACCGGTGCTGGCGACATTAACGTGGTCGTCAACGTTGACGCCAAAGGTAGTAGTGTAGAAGGCAACGACCAAAGTGCTAACCAACTGGGGCGCGTCATCAGTGCTGCAGTACAGTCGGAGCTAATCAAGCAACAACGACCCGGCGGAATCCTGGCACGCTAATGGCTACCTTCCCCTCCATCGCTCCTGTTGTCAACGCTGTTAAAAGCAGTAAACCGGCCATTAAAACTACTAAGTTTGGCGACGGTTACGAGCAACGTACAACTTTTGGGCTTAATCAAAACCCTAAGGAATGGTCCCTTACTTTTATGGTGAACACGGCTAATGCTGCCACCATTGAAACTTTCCTTGATGCTCGCGCAGCAGACGCGGCTAGTTTTGACTGGACGCCGCCTGATGACACCACCAGTTACAAATGGAGATGTGATCAATGGAGCAAGGATTTACTAGGGGATAGCTTCTTTAAGATTAGTGCTACCTTCAAGCAAGTGTTCGAGCCTTAACTGTGGCAGTACCAGTATCTGATCTACAGTCGATTGCCCCTAGCGCAATCATTGAGCTGTTTCAGCTAGAGCTAAATGCAGCGCAGCATGGCGTTAATGAGACATACTATTTCCACGCTGGCGTCAATGCAATTAACAGCGGCGACATCATCTGGAACGGCCAAGCATATCTAGCATTCCCGGTTGAAGCGACAGAGTTTGAATATACGGGCACTGGTTCATTGCCACGGCCAAAGCTGCGCGTCAGCAACATCTACGGCACCATTACTGGCTTGATACTGAGCCTGCCAAATGGCTTGGAAGGAGCCAAGGTGACGCGCATCCGCACGCTGGCACGGTGCCTAGACGCTGCAAATTTCCCTATAAGCGGCGACATCCTGCTGACAGAAGATGGCGACGCATTGCTGCTGGAAGATGGCAGCTCCATATTGTTTGAACCGCTTAATCCAACTGAAGACCCTACGGCTGAGTTTCCGCGTGAGATCTATTACATCGACCGCAAGGCATCAGAAAACCGCGACCTAATCGAATTTGAGCTGGCCGCCGCATTTGATCTCGTTGGCGTGCGGGCACCCAAGCGACAATGCGTCAGCAACGTATGTCAGTGGATATATCGTGGCGCCGAGTGCGGCTATGCCGGCAACGCATATTTCAACTTTAATGATGAGCCAGTGGCCACAATCGGCCAAGACGTATGCGGCAAAAGACTGCGCAGTTGCGAGTTGCGGTTTGCTCAGCAACGCTTTGTAGGCGCTGTAACAACAGGCAGCAATATCATCACACTGCAACAAGCCGCATCGTTCAGCACGGGCGATCCCGTAACGGGCTTTGGCCTGCCTGGTGGCACTACGGTATCCAGCGTTAGCAGCAACTTGGTAACCGTCAACCAAAATGCCACGGCAACCAGCAACAGAACCACAACTGGCACCATCCAAAACAACTTAAACCAAATCATCGTTGCCAGCGCCACTGGCCTAGGCGTTGGCATGACTATAACTGGAAACTACCTGCAGCCCAACACTCAAATCACTGCCATTACTGGCACCACTATTACTCTAAGCGTTGCAATAGACCCCACACAATTCTTGACGGTAGCGGCAACATTTACAGGCTACCCCAATCCATATCACTCCATCCAAGGCAGCGGCAATGCCACTGCTGCAGTGTACATTTTGTTTGCTGTGGCTCCGGGCATTCCGTACGCCGTAGGTCAATACATATCTAGTTCACTCGTCCCCTTGTCATCAAGAACTAAAATTAGTTCCATTGGATCCCGCACTGGATGGGTTATTCTTAATTTAGACAAAACATTTACATATAGCAAGTTTCCAATCACATGGACAATTTACAATCAAGGTGCTATTCCATCCGCCACTTACGCCTTCACTGCGACTGATCCTAACTACACATTCCGTGCCAACAATTCTGTACCATACGGCTCCTATCCAGGCATTGGAGCCTATTTCACATGACCTGGCAAGATGACGCGCTAGCCCACGCTAAGGCTGAAGATCCCCGCGAAGTGTGCGGGCTGCTCATCGTCCGCAAAGGGCGCCGCAAATATTGGCCATGTCAGAATCTTGCAACCAGCCCCGATCAGTTCTTTGTGTTGGCGCCTGATGACTGGGCCGCTGCCGAAGATGCAGGCGAGATCATCGCCGTGGTGCATAGCCATCCCGTCACGCCGCCCGTGCCATCACCAGCAGATCGCGCCGCCTGCGAGGCTAACGGCCTGCCCTGGTACATCGTCAACCCCAAGACGGAGCTATGGGGCGACTGCACACCCTGCGGCTTTAAGGCGCCGCTAATTGGCCGTGAGTGGGTGTTTGGCGTGCATGACTGCTGGACCCTGGCCCGCGACTGGTACGCCGAGAATGGCATCGCACTGCGCGACTGGGAACGCTGCGCCAGCCCTGAGCAGTTCCAGGCAGAACCATACTTTGACCGCTGCTGGAAAGACACCGGTTTTCGTGAGCTGGAGGAGGATGAAGAGCTGGCGCCTGGCGACCTGTTGCTGATGGCTATCAACAGCACTGGCCTCAACCATTGCGCGGTGTACCTGGGCGATCAGATGATCCTGCATCATCTCCAGCATCGCCTGTCATCTCGTGACCTCTACGGAGGCGGTT